ATTGGAGCAAGTTTTGCTATCAATATGTTGGCAGGTTTCCTGCTAATGTTCTGTGCTTGTGACCTTTGGGGTCATGGGTACGATTCAATCGCCTACATGGTAGGCACTATCGGGTTCTTCGCGTCATCCTTTGGATGCGTGGGTATCTGGGCAATCAAGGAGTAATTGCAATGGCAAAGGTATCAGGATTGAGGCTGTTAGGTGTAGGCAATAACGCTAAAACCGTCAAAGGTGATGGGTCAGAATATCTTACGGCTATCCTGTATCTGTCACCTGCTGACAAGGTCGAGGGTATCAATCTTTGCCCTATGGCTGTCTTGGCAGGATGCAAGGCAGGTTGTCTTGATAGTGCTGGCAGGGGTCAGATGAATTGTGTGCAAAAAGCACGGATGCGTAAGACTGTCTTTTGGCGTGACCATCGTGACTTGTTCATAGCGCAGTTGCGTGAGGACTTGTATAGGTTCGTCAAGTATTGCCAGCGCAAGGGTATCAAGCCTTGTGTGCGTCTGAATGGGACTAGTGATATTCCGTGGGAAAAGTACCTTGATATGGAGGGTGAGTTTCCTGAGGTGCAGTTCTATGACTACACCAAAACAGTCAATCGGGCAGACAAAGTACTGCCAAAAAATTATCATCTGACGCTGTCTTATTCTGAGGCAAGCGACAGGTACAAGGGTATGGTGATTGATACAGCGAGGCAGACTAGTGCAAACATGGCAGTAGTGTTCCGTAGTAAGGATGCAATACCTTCTGAGTTTATGGGATTTCCTGTAGTGGATGGGGACAAGGATGACTTGCGTTTCCTCGACCCTGCAGGATGTGTAGTGGCGTTGTATGCCAAGGGTAAAGCCAAGGCAGATACGTCAGGGTTTGTTGTGGGTTAATTCCTGCACCAGTGTAATAGTTACAAGCGAGGCTGTATTATGAATGTTCTAAGTTTATTTGATGGTATGTCATGTGGGCGCATCGCACTTGAACGTGCAGGTGTGCAGGTAGACAAGTACTTTGCATCTGAGGTTGACAAGTATGCAATCGAAGTTGCCAAGCGTAACTATCCTGACACGATTCACGTTGGCGATGTACGGGATATCCAGGCTGCCGATGGGTGGCTGGAAACCGATATTAAAGACAGCGATGGGGTAGAACGTGCAGTTCAAATTGACCTTCTCATAGGTGGTTCACCTTGTCAGGGTTTCTCTTTCGCAGGGCATCGGCTTAACTTTGATGACCCACGTTCTCAGTTGTTCTGGGAATATGTGCGTCTGCTCAAGGCTCTCAAGCCTACATATTTCCTGCTGGAAAATGTGCGTATGTCTCAGCGTTCTCAGGATGTAATCACTGAGGCGTTGGGTGTTGAGCCAGTGGCAATCAATAGTAATCTAGTGTCAGCACAAAACAGGTATCGCCTGTATTGGACTAACATTCCCTTTGATGTGCCAGAGGACAAGGGCATCATACTCAAGGATATTATTGAGAATGGTGTTGTGGATAGAGACAAGTCACATTGTCTTGATGCTAACTACTTCAAGGGTGGCAATCTCAAGTCATACTTTGAGAAGCACCGTAGACAGTTGGTGTTTAGTAAGGACGGACTTTGTAATATAGGTGAGGCTGATATCAATGGTAACGATACAATCAGGCGTGTGTATCACCCTGATGGTAAGTCACCTACCCTTACGACTATGGGTGGGGGGCATCGTGAACCCAAGATATTTGTTGAGCCTAACCAGTGGCGTAAACTTACCGTCTTGGAATGTGAGCGTCTACAAACAGTGCCAGAGGGTTACACCGAAGGCGTATCAAATACCCAGCGTTACAAGATGTTGGGCAATGGTTGGACAGTAAGTGTCGTATCTGAGATATTCAAATCGTTACACTCGTGTAATACTTTTGACCATGATTGGAACGACACATCAATAATGCAGGAGGCATGAGGCATGAAGGTATCTAATGAGATGTTCGTATCTCTCAAGGCAGAGATTGCGGATGCGTTGATGCAGGAGCATCACGAGTGGAGGCTAGTCATCAATGAGCCAGAGTACCCAACCTATATCATAGATGAGAATGGGGATGAGAGGTTCAGCGATGAGGCGCAGGAGATTTACAATAAGTTCTACGACCAAGCAGAGGAAATCCTGCTGGACTGTGGGCTAGAGGAGGCTGAGTAATGAAGAAGTATTTTGTGCAGGTGAACATCCAACTTCACTACGATTATGAGTTGGAGGTCGAGGCTATTGATGAAGAGACAGCAATTTCATCGAAGACGCACCAGTAGAAAACTAATACTAACTATTGACGAGGAGAATACAGCAGTGTTATACTATCTTCAGTGTAAGAGTTGCAGTAATGAAGAAGCTGAGGCTTTGATTCGGGTTGATGGTCTTGATGAGTGCTACTGTCCTGCTTGCGACAGCGAGTGGGTAGCACCTCCACCCAACGATTGGATGGATAAGGACTTTGATGTAGATGAGATGAGGTATGTATGACGGAAGTTGATATACTACTGATATATATAAAGGCACTGGCTTGGCTACCTGCAGGGCTGGCAGCTTTTATCATCATCAGTATATTATTTATCAGGCAGAGAGAATAGGCGTTCACTTTTTGTTCCACTTGTGGTACACTAAGATATCCAAAACAAAACACATACTATAAGAGGTCTAATGTTCTTTCGATTACTAGGCTACGAAATCGCTATACACACCAGCGTTTTTACTTGTAGCCAAACCAGAGGTGTGCTAAATATACACATACACAAGTGTAAGGATGACACCTATGTGTTAATTGGAAAAAGGATGACATTGATTGTCTCTAAAATTAATCAAGCTACAAAGGGTAGTAGAGGAATTTAGGAAACTAGACTCTGAGATGCAAGCACAAACTGTTCTGGCATTTCTATTCGTAGCTGAGAAACAGGAGCAGGGAACACCTGCAACTGTACGAGAAGTAGGTGAGTATTTGGAAGTGACATCAGCCTCCGCAAGTAGAAACATTGCGGCACTGAGTAAGGTGTCAAGGCACAGGAGGGCAGGTCACGACCTTTTATTTACTTACGAGAACCCTGATTACAGGGTAGAGAAACTGATTGAGATGACTGATAAAGGCAAGGCACTCATCAAAAGATTGGAAGGTTTACTATGAGCATAAAGCCAAGAGGTAACGGCTTTGAAGTTTATGTATCCCATCAAGGTACTAAATTTCGTAGGACTGTATCCACTCATGCAGAAGCTACACAACTGGAGACTGTAGCAAGGCAGGCCTTACATCTAGGCAAGCCTGTCCCAGAACTGAACATTGGTTCGGTAAAAACTTGGGGTCTACAGGAGGCCGCCACTAAATGTTACGAGATGAATTGGGTTGGCACAAAGTCAGAGATGAACGCAATTCGTAACATGAAGGAGGTTGTCTCATTTTTCGGTAAGCACATGGATGTCCAAGACATTGGTGCTGAGGAGATTGATGAGTTCATTATGAACCAGAAGAGACTGAGAAAAGCTAACGGTACAATAAATCGGAAGCTGGCGTGTGTGAGTAAGATACTACGCTTTGCCCATCAGCGAGGTAGGCTGTCAGCAATGCCAGCTATCAAGCGACTGAAGGAAACGGAAGGTCGCCTTCGATACCTTGAGCCTGATGAAGAGAAGGCTGTGATAGATACGCTTGAACATTGGGGCTACCATGAGGTGGCACAGCAGTTCATTGTCTCTATTGACACTGGCCTGAGGCGTAGCGAGATGCTCAACCTGGAACTACGGGATGTCCGTAAGGAAGGCATCTATGTGTACGACAAGAAGGTTGGCACAAAGAACGACAAGCCAAGGGTTGTCCCACTCACAAGCAGAGCAAGGGCTGTCCTTGAAAGTAGAAAGGAGTCGAGCAACGGCAAGCTGTTCACGCAGTTCTATCGCACAATCTGGGAGCGAGTCGTTGGTCATCTTGGGCTAGAGGATGTAGTGTGGCATACACTACGACATACCACCTGTTCTCGCCTCGTGCAGCGTGGTATGCCTCTAGTCCATGTCAAAGAGTGGATGGGTCACAAAGCGATTCAGACCACAATGCGGTATGCTCACCTTGCCCCGATGCACTTGCAGAAGGGGGTTGAGTTACTAGAACAAACTGACTAAGTGTAGTTGCAGGGATGCTGTGTCCTAGGCTGTGGCCTACAGTGCGGATGTGGTGGAATTGGTATACACAAGGGACTTAAAATCCCTCGCCTTTTCAATGGCTTACGAGTTCGAGTCTCGTCATCCGCACCACCACAGCAGACTTAAAATCGGGTGACTAATACATACACCCCTGCAACTACCGAAAAAAATATTTAGTTTCATAAGCTTAATTCAATCTATTTAGCTTTGAAAATTTGTTACACTAGTGCAACTAGTTTATAGATTAGGCCACAAGTTGGTGGCCTTGCGTGTCCTTGAGGTGATGAGATGAAGAAGAAAAAGAAACCATTGCCCAAGCCACGCAACCCTAATTGGAAGCTACCTCCACCAAAGGTAATTCCAAATAAGAAGAAGGACTACGTTCCTGATTACAAGAAGGAGTATTGATGCCGACATATGACGAGCAGTTAATTCTTGAACGGGAAATGCTACAGGCTGGCGTTGACCGATACTACCACAACACGAACAAGCTTCTGGAGAAGGGGCTTGAGAGTAGCACCAAGCATGGACGGGCGGCGATTGCTGCAGTCGTTAATGCTGTGGCTGATGGTGTGACGGAGATTGTTACTGATTCAACAAGCAATCGTGATATTGCCAGAAAAAAATTAAGAGGGATGAACGCCCACCAAGTTGCATACTTAGCCCTCATCACAGTGGTCGATGAAGTATCGAAGCGATTTACTTTGATGAAGGTAGCCCGTCACGTTGGGATGAACGTGGAGTTGCAGAAGCGTTTGTCTGAATGGATAGAAGGCGAAGGGCAGTCAGCCCTGCGTGTTATCAAGCAAGCTAACGAGAAGACAAGCAAGCAACACAAACGTGCTGGCCTCGTCTTCAAGATGAAGAAGGATGGATACGACCACACTGAGTGGACGAACGAGGAGCGCATCCATGTGGGTATGCGTCTGATTGATAAGATTGTCAGTCGTACTGGTATCGTCAAGCTTACCAAGAGTGTGAACAAGAAGAAGACTGTGACCTATCTGGAGGCTACGCCCGAAACACTGGCGTGGGTACAGAAGTTCAACAAGTTCAATGAGGCACGGAAGCCACGCTATGCACCGTCCGTTATCCCTCCAAAGGATTGGGAGGATGTTATTGGTGGTGGATACCACAGCCCTGTGATGAATGACTTACCGATTGTGAGGGTACACTAATGAAACAGAGTTCTAAAGCTTACCTCGACAGGCTTCGGGGTCAGGACATGAGCCATGAGTACAAGGCCATCAATGGTCTGCAACGTACCCCTTGGACTATCAACAGGCCTGTGCTTGAGGTCATGCGTACTGCGTGGGACAGTGGGCAAGAGTGGGCTGGTCTTCCTCCTCGTGATGATGTGCCTCTCCCTGAGTACCCATTCGACAAAGACCCACAAGAGATGGACGATGCTGAGAAGCAACTGTTCAGGGATTGGGCAAGCCAGCGCAATCGCCTATATAACTTCAACGCTAAATCCATGTCACGTAGGTTGCAGGTCGAGCGTACCATCCAGCTTGCTGAGGACTACGCTAAGTATCCTGAGTTCTACTTCGTGTGGCAACTGGACTTCCGTTCTCGCAAGTATCCTGTGGAAAGCTTCATGTCTCCTCAGGTTGCTGATTGGGGCAAGGCTCTCATTGAGTTCAACAATGGCTTCCCTATCAACGACTATGATGATGCAGCCTGGCTGGCTATTCATGGTGCTAACCTGTATGGCAACGACAAGGTCAGCTTCAATGAGCGTATCGAATGGGCATGGAATCAGGAGGACGACATCGTTGCGTCTGCTGAGAACCCACTCGACTACACATGGTGGACTACTGCTGACAAGCCTTGGCAGTTTCTAAGCTGGTGCTTTGAATGGTATGGTCTGCTTCGTGATGGATGGGGTTTCTACACCCACCTGCCATGCTCAGCCGATGGTTCATGTAATGGATTGCAACACCTGTCAGCTATCCTGCTTGATGAACGTGGAGGTCGGGCAACTAACTTACTCCCGTCTGAAACTCCTGCAGATATTTACACTGATGTAGCAATTAGAGCAGAGCAACTAATCAGGCAGGAT